CTATGTCAAGTTGGTGGGATCGTGATGGGACTGAGGGGACTGGGAAAGAGGAGGATTTTCCGCATTCTGATGCAAATCTTAATGCGGAGACTTCTCCTATGAAGCCTGAAAGTGCTGCAGTTCCGAAGGATGTACTGGAGACAGACAACAATATTGTCTGCTGTGACATCTGCGGTGGTAGCGATGGGTTCGAATGGTGCCACTCATGCCAAGATTGGTGTGTGTGCTACTGTTGTGAACAGTGCTATGACTGTGTTCAATCAAAGGCAAATGACCCTCAGGAAGATGGGCTTGAAGGTCCGGAGTACGATGACCCGGATGACGAAATGGAGGCTAGAGCAGCACGGTTTATGCTTCCAAAAACGAAAGCACAATTCCACTCTGCTACTGCGGACTATCGCCTTGAAAAATACGAAGCACGCCAAGCAGAAGAAGCTGCAACAAATCAGGCGCTTGTTCGTGGTGCAGCAGCAGCATACAGTGGTGCACAAGGTGGTGCAGTACTAGAGTACTATGAAGATGAAGAAGAAGAAGATTCATGGTATTCCAACGGAGAATTTCCTCAGCAATACACTGGTGCTGGTACCCCAAGACAAGCTGCCGAAGAGAACGGAACACAATTTGTACAACAAAACGATGCCAGCAACATCACCAAAATCTTTGACACCGATGCATGCGGCATTTGTGTCAATGACTTTGGAATGGAAGGCGTTGTCAAAGTCGTTTGTGACCCGTGCGGGCATGTGTTCTGTGAGAGCTGCATTCTCACTATTCGAGCATCCAACATTCACCCCATTCCACTTTGCGGGATATGTCGTGGTGAAATCACGCGTGTTCTCAAATATGGCAATAATTAAAGCCTGGCACAATTACAATATGCAATTTTTTTTGTTTTTACATTAGTTTATTGATTATTGAATGAAAAAAATAGCATTACAACTGCCGATGTCATCGGCCTGTGTCATAATACCCTACCGAAAGCCACAGCAAAAGCTGTGGCTTAAGGGTAGCCCAAAGGGCTACCGGCTTAAATTTAAGACGGTACCTTTAATTGTTTAAGGAATATTACGTTTCATAAAATATTATAATATCTGTTTTTTTACTAGCAAATACAAAGTTAAAAAATAAATTTGTAATTTTGTAATCTGGTTAATTATGGTTAATTTTGTGATATTGTGTGGTGGAATTGGTCGTCGTAATAATCAATATTCATTACCTAAACCATTAAATTATATAAATGGGCGTCATATGATAGAATATATAATTGAAAAAATACCTTCTAACAGGATATTCATCATATATAATATTGCATTAGCGCAATATAATTTTGAAGAAATTATTATAAATTGTAATAAAAATAAAGTATTTCATTTTGCGGAGGTAGAGTATTTAACTAGAGGTGCAGTTGAAACTGCATTGATTGGTATTAATAAATTTATTCAAAACGATAAATATGATAATAAATATTTCAATGCTGAAGAATCACTAGCGTTTATTGATAATGATAATATACACACTATTACTGATAGCACTTTATTTCAAGGTAATTTTATAGGATATAGTAAAAATTACGATAGAACTAATTATTCATTTATAAGTATTCTAGATAGTAGAATAACTGCAATTGAGGAAAAAGTTAAAATATCAGATGATTATTGTTGTGGTATTTATGGTTTTGCTAATGTAGAAACATTTTTAAAATATGCTAGAAAATTAATTGAATGTAATAATAAGACTAAAAATGAATTTTATTTTTCTCAAATCTATAAATTAATGATTCAGGAAAGTCAAATAATAAAACCAGTATTAATAACTGAAACTAAACATGTGGGAACATTAGAAGAAATTAAACAACGTATACCAGAGTTAGGTGAAAATAAAAGAACACTGCGTATTTGCTTTGATTTAGATAATACATTAGTTTCTTATCCCTGTACTCCTGGTGATTATTCTACAGTGAAACCCATACAGAAAAATATAGATTTGTTAAATTATTTGAAAAAGCAGGGGCATGAAATCGTTATACATACTGCTAGAAGAATGAAAACACATAACCATAATATTGGTAAGGTAATTAAAGATATTGCTAGAATAACATTAGAAACTCTAGAATCATTTCAAATTGAATATGATGAAATAATATTTGGCAAACCTATAGCAGATATATATATTGATGACCGTGCATTGAATCCATATATTAATGATATTTCATATTTTGGGCTAATGTTTGATAAAAGTGATTATATTCCAAATAAGCTAGAAAATAATAAGTATAATTCTATTATTCGTCATGGCAATCATATTGTAAAAAAAGGTCCATATTCTTTCATACGTGGAGAATTATATTTCTATCAAAATATTCCTAGTAGCCTAAAAAAATTATTTCCAACACTAATAGATTTTAATAAAATGGATGACAAATTGGAATTAACTATAGAGTATATTAATGGAATCCCATTATATTATTTATATAAGAACCAATTATTAACAGAGGGACATATTGATAAATTATTTAATATTCTAGATGCGCTACATAGTGAAGAAAATACAATTACAATATCACCAATTGCTATTCATAATAATTATTTTAAGAAGCTAGAAGATAGGTTTAATCCACATGATTATTTTTTTGATGATGCTAGAACTGTTTTCGAACAAATAAAAGATAGATTAGAGATAACTTATAATCCCAGTATTGTAGGTATTATACATGGTGATTTTTGGTTTTCAAATATCCTGTTAGATTATGATGATAATATATATTGTCTAGATATGAAAGGACAGATAGATGGTCAACTTACTCTCAATGGTGATATATATTATGATTATGGAAAGATGTATCAAAGTATTTTAGGATATGATTTAGTATTAAATAATTGTTTGCCTACATCACAAGAAGGTAGAACATATATGCAAAAAATAAAAAAATACTTTATAGATAAATGCAAAAGTAAAGGACTAGATATTATGTATCTAGAAGCTACAACTATAAGTTTAATATTTGGTGTATTTCATTCAATTAATACAAATGAAAATAAGCTTAGAATTTGGGAATTTCTAAAGAATTTAATTTCAACTTGATTATTTCTTCCAATCCAACTTTCATATCTATTTTTGGATACCAATTAAATTCTCTGGCTACAGATTCATTACTACCTAGAGTATATTTATTTACCTCTTCAACAATAACATCTTTCTTCAAGGGATTATTACCATTCATTAAATTAGGGTATCTCTGCCAGAACAATGATGGGTCATTGTAAATAGGCTCAATACCTGCTCCATAATTAGATTCTTTTAATTTTTTAGATATTATTTCATAAATTTCCGATACTGAATAAACCATACCAGAACATGCATTATATATTCTTTCTGTTAATTTATCTTTATGAATTATTTTATCTACCAATTCCAGCAAATCACTTATATAAAGATAATCTCGTTTTTGGGTGCCGTCAGAGTGTAAAATAGGTCGTCGATTATTGAGTAATTCATTTATTATATATATGGTGAGCGGTGGGTTTGCTCGTCGAAAATCTTGATTACCACCATAAATATTAAAAAATCGGATTATACGAACATCTAGATTATAATTTTTAATATATGATAAACATATCTCTTCCGCAGCCGATTTTGTTAATGAATATATAAGACTGGGTTTTATGGTATAAGTTTCTTTACAAGGGAAATTGGTATTATTTTCATATACTGCAGAGGTGCTTGCAAATATTATTTTTTTTGCATTTTTCTTTCTAGCAATCTCCAAAATATTAATAGTTCCATTGAGATTAATATCAAATGCTTCTACCGGTTTGGATTGACATTCTGGTAATGATGAAATCGCAGCCAGATGAATAATTATATCATTTTCTTTAATATATTTTTCAATATCAGGATGTCTAATATCAAGATTTATTATATGGACTTTCTCACGAACACTAGTAGATATGTTTTCTAGAATACCTGAATAGAAATTATCTATAATTACAATTTCTGTATTTTTCTCTATAATATCTTTATTTAGTAGATATTCTGCCAAATGAGAACCTATAAAACCACATCCACCAGTAATTATATAACGCATTTTTAAAATATTTAAGGTTGTATTTGTATTGATTATATTTGTATTTCTATAAAAAATGCATATCTTAATAATAATAGAAAAACGAAAAAAAATATTAGCCATCATATTTTTTTGGCAAATACTAATGAAATAACCCGCAATGGATGCAAATTGGTTAATACAATTCTATCGTTGCTAATTATGGGTGTATTTACTAAAACAAAACCATTTTCATTAAATATTTTAATAATATCATTAGGATAAAGAAATTCTGCTGTTGCACCTGAGATATTTTCTATGGTATGAATTTTGTCATTAATATCAATATCTTTTATATCAGTCGATATAATAATGTATCCATTGCTAACTAACTTTGGATATATTAGTTTACAAAAGTTAGTCCAGCTAGAGATACCACTACCATCCTTATTACCACAAAAATGAGTTATTGAACAACCATCTATTACTAAATCAATAGAATTATCCGGTATGTTTAAAACATTACTAAAATAATCACCACCGTAAAAATGAATTTTAGTGCGGATGCCGGTCGCTTGAAATATTTGTGTTTGTTCTTGAAGTATATTCTTACCAGAAACAATATCAAAATCAAACAAGTATGCATTATCAACATTATATAATTTCGATATATATGCGGATAGGGAACTATAGGCACAACCTGGATCCGCAATATTTTTAACCACAAGATTATTATTTTTAATTAAATTATTTAGATTTCGTAATATATTGATGTATTTGAATGGTAAATCATCAAGCTTATTATATTCATTTTTCATAATTGAATTTACAGTACCATTTTTAAAAGTCTCAAATTCTTCTTTATAGTCCGTAAAATTTTCATATTTACAAGCAAAATCACTTAGTTTTTGACAATCCATTATGTTACTTTAATTATAGATACTAAATCTATAAAAAATTATATCTATAAAAAATTATATATATTACACATTCTAGATATTTTATTTTATGAATTTAACCTTATTAATATAAAATGGTAATAAATCATGTTCTGGATATTTATTTGTTTCTTGGTTAAAAATATCAGTATAAAATGATGGTTTTATAAGAAGTGATTGTCTATAGGACGGATCTTCCCATTCTTCCACCATAAAACGCCTAATAGATATACTAGAATTAAATTTATTGAGTTTAATATTAGCATGGTTTGCATAGAATGTATTTCTCTCTGTATTATGAATAGGACATATTTCAGTATTATATTTTTCATAATTTTTAATAATATCAAGCGTAGTAGAACAGAATTTATAAATTAATCTAGGAATACCCATAAATAACCAATCACCTAATCTATTAGGATGTTCCCCGGCATATTTAATACCACCTTCTTTAGTAGAAGGGAAATAAATATATTCTTCAAAGTTCAATCTATTTATTTCATCTAATAATGTATGTCTTTTTTCTAATGTTAATAAATCCGTTCGACACATAATAATTAAATCATAGTCATTTTCTTGTTCTTTTACTAATTCTAGAACTTTAGTTGCACTAACAAATCTACAATAAAGACCATATGCAATTATTGATGCCATTAATTTGGAAAATAGATTATCATCTTTAATATGTTCGGTATTATAACCTTGTAAATTAATTGTTGTACTATCAAAATCATTAGGACAATCTTCATAAATCACTTGTACAGGGTTATATAATTCCTTGAATAACTGAATTGGATCTTCATCTAGATCATATTTTTCTGGAATATGTAATCTATTTACACAACCTTTATGAGTATCATCCCACCAGAAATGCGCATATATATCTATAATTGAACCTTTATAACGAATGCTATTAATAAAGTAGTTAATTATATCCTTATGACATTGTTTAATCAATCTAGGTAGACCGTGAAAGCAAAGTGCTATTTTCATTTTATATCAATGTAAGGGAAAAACTAAGAATAAGATTACTATAAATATATAAAAAATAAAAAAATAAATAACGTATTATTTATCTAGATAATAACCGACTATTAAGCTAGAAATAATATCATTAATAGTAAATTTTGGTTGCCAATTTAAATTTTTTTTTGCGAATGTATTATCACAATATAATTCTGCAGGGTCTCCGTTTAGTGCATCATTAATTATTATTTTTGGTTTCCAATTAATTAAATTCTGTTTTTTTAATTCTTCTTCAAATATATTTATTAATTCTAGAATGCTGAATTTTTCATCTGTTCCTAGATTACAAATTAAATTATTTTTATTCGAACTTAAATATTGCAATGATTGTAAATGTGCGCTAGCTATGTCTAGAATATGTATATAATTTCGTATACAACTACCATCTTTTGTATTATGATTTATACCATTTATAAATATTGGTTTGTTATTAATAATATTTTTGAATATAGAAGGTATAATTCGTTTATTATTATATGGATTATCTTTTACATTATATTGTGGTTCATTCCCTGCTACATTAAAATATCGTAATATAACATAATTAAATTTATATGTGGTAGAATAATCTTTTATTATTTCTTCGCATATTTTTTTTGTATTACCATAAGGGCTAAT